CATCCCTAACTTTGGTTTGTAGTGGTCAACGACTGGAGAATAGAACGCATAATTGTCCCCACTTGTTTTCTTGGATTTCCCAAGAACGGACTCTAATAATTCAAGTAGTCTATCTTCCATAACTACTAATATACAAAATTATTTTGAGAAATCAAAAAAATCTTGTTTAGGTTTTTCATCCAACCATTCTTGGGGGATTTCTTTCTTAGCCCATTTGAATCCATTCTTATCACACCATTGTGCGTATGTGGTCTTTGAACCTTTATAGATTTTACCATTGGGTGACTGAAGAACAAATCTTAAATCGATTTCAGGATGTTGTTCTTTAATAAGGGTGTGTTTCTTTCGGTCTTCAGGCAAGAACCAACCTTTGGATTCAATATAGATTCCATTGGGTAACCTAAAGTCTGGTTTGTAAGTGTGATGAGTTGCAGGAACAACATATGGAATTTCGTGTTGTTCGTATTCCCCATCAATACCTTGAATTCGTAATTGTTCGTTGATTTTTGTTTCAAGGCCGGACTTGTGTCCTTTTGATTTTTGGATGTGACTCCAATTTCCTTTTGCCATATTAATCTATATCAAATCTGACATTGATGGTTACATCAACATCTTGTCGTTTTTTTAAGGGTGACCCAAGTTTAGCGACTGCAAGTAATTCAAGGTCATCATTGTATAATCCAATCTGAGTAATATATGGTCTAAAATCAGAACCTGTTACCATAGGTAATAATCGTTCTTCTTTGTCGTTGGCCGTTACCCTTAATGATGGGTTTGATGACACATTAAATTCGTCTCTATTTAGTTCACACAAAATGGACACTTCTTCAACAGTCTTAGTCGCTCTATAATTGAATTCAAATGGTTTATTTGTATAATCCCAGTTACCATTACCTAAAAACATATTTTGATATTTTGGACGGGGGTCGGTGATTATTACCATTCCCTGTTTGTAAAATATATGCCCAATTGTGTTTGTTTGTGTAAAGGAACCACTATACCAATGGTTGTTTGTTAGAGATGATATGTTGTCCGATGTTAGTGACCTTCTGTATATTCGAACTTCGTCAAAAGAACCACTTGTTGATGTGTAGTCTTTTTTTGCGGTAAGTCTACTACTGAATATTGTGATGTCTTGTTCATTATTTGTACTTTTTATTGAACTTGCATCAAGTGTGGATTCCACAACACCATCTACATATAATTGATACGAACTTCCTGATTTATTTACAATTACAGAGTGCCAATTATTGTCATTGATAGGGGTAGATGAAGTTATGTATAACTTTGACACATCTACATCTTTTCTACCATCCGAAATACTAAATTTAAGTTTACCACTATTTGTCACATCCGATTGGTTAAAAATAGAAAGGTCAAATGGATAATTAGTTGTGTTAGCATATACTTGACTATTTCTAACTGCGTCCAATTTATTCCATCTTTTTGAAATAATTGGATTTGACGATTCAGATGTCCATGATTGTGATTCTGGTAGTTTTACCCAAGTAGAAATAGACCAATCATCGTAGTTATTTAAACAATCAAATAATTGCGTATGTCTAACTATAAATGAAGACGAGATTGTAGATTCTGCCGACCTACCAACTGGGGATGATAATCCACCTGTGGTTGTTGGTCCATTACCAATTAATATAGCAGATGATTTTACTATGTTATCATAAGTTGAATCATCCGTTGGATTATTCCAACCCTTACCAATATTTGTATCATCAAATGATAATTTTACAATTGCGTCAGCACTTCTGGGTAAAGTTGATGTAGAAACACTTCGGTCCACAATATTACCATGTTCATTATCCACCTTAACATCATATATGTAAGATGCAGTTGTGGCTGCACTACTACAAGTTGCATAAAAAGAACCTGGCTTTATACCATCGCCAAATTTGTTTTGGGGTATTGATATAATAGATGCGGTGTCATATAACTTTCGTGGTTCTCTTTTATAGAATTGTGAATTTATAGAATTCCAAACAATTTTTTGTGGAATGGAATTTAATTCACTTGTAAATGCACCTGACCCTGTTAATATATCGTTTGATTTTGCAATTTGCCCATTTACTGAAGTTGATACTTCTGTCAATATACCATTATCAGATATACCTCTTAAAATAGAAATTTCAAACGAAGACGAATAGTTGACATTGGTCACTTCATATCGTTTATGAGCTTTAAAGGGTCGTTCTTGGACTCCCCCATTGAAGATTCGTTTGTAGACTATTCCCATTGGGTTTCATTTTAAAAATCTAATTTTACCTTAATCAAAATCTCATTTGAGAATGATTTTAGCAAAGGTTTTGATAATTTAGCGATTGCTAAAAGTTCGTTATCGTTGTTGTACAAACCAACGGTAGTAATATAGGTTTTAGGGTCACCAACAAAAGTTTGTTGTTTTAATTGACCAGTAGAACCCGTTACATAAGATGGGTTGTTTGAGAAATTATATTCAGCATTCTTTGCTCTTACAAAGAAGAATGTTGATTTAACTTCTTCTTCACTACGAGCTTGGAAACCATCTGCTGCGTTTTCAACTGCGGCGCCACTAATAGCCAAGAATAATTTGTTATGGTTTTGTGCATCCGTGTTACTTGCTCTATTAGTACCCAATGATGCAGATGTGTCAAGTGCCGCGGCGCTTAATACAATACATCCGAATTGTGGGTAAACTGCACCAAATACAGGAGTGGTTGCGTGTACACCATTAACTAATGAACCCGATACAACATTGTAAAATGCTTCAGTAGAACTTCCCAATTGATTTGTGTCACCACTATTATCAATTAATCTTAATGTTTCACCAGATGAACCTGACAAAACCAATTCCCAGTTTCCTGGGTCAAGTTTGTCTTTTAACCTTGCTCTATTAATTGTGATGATATAAACATCTTCTTGACTCACACCACCAAATGAAAATGTTCTTTGTGTAGATGGTAACAAGATTTGTTGGAATTGTGAATAAATTGCGTTTGATGGTGAGTCTTCATTTGTTCCTAAAGAACCACTACCAACTGCGTTACCATATGCGATTGAGAATTGAGCATACTTTGTAGAGTCCGTTGGGTCACCATTGTAAATCTCGTAATAGTATTGCTTTTGAGTAGAGGACTGATATGAGGATGTCCAGAAGGTACTTAATTCACCAACATTCCCACTCCACAAACCACGAGTAATCCTTTGAGAATCACCTTCAACCACATCTTCGATTGTGAATGCGGTAAATACTTTACCACTACCATAATCATATGCACCAGCAGGAATTACGGGTGTGGTATCATTTACTCTATCTGCAGCCGCTAACTCAGCTACTGCTACTCTTGTTCCAGTAGGGTCTTGAACATTTCCAGTAGTGGATATGCCCGTACTCGACCCTATTGAACCTACATTTAGGCCTGATGAATTTCCACCACCATTGCCTGTTTGACCTATTGGACTAATTGCCATGTTTTATCCCTCTTACGCGTTACTTATAGTGTTTGTTGCCAATTGTACATCTGATACAGGATTAACTACAATATCTACTTCAACTCTACCACCAGTTTCGTTACCAATAATAATCATACGGGTAGATAACGAAGCTCTATCTGCAAGATACGATGCTGACCTAAATGTAAACTGACTTCTACCAACAACAGTTTGTGATTGATTTGTATTATATGAACTCACATTTATAATAGGTGAGACATTTCCAGGAACACCAGGATTTCCTTGAATAGTTCCAGCGTCTTTGTTTAATAGAATTGCGGTGTACCCCAAATCTGCATTTCCGCCATTACGAGTACTTACATTAATTCCTGTAAGAACCTGCCCTTCGTTAATTGTGATTGTAGTTGGACTTGCCGTAATTACAGGTAATTTGGTTGTTGTTTTTGGAAGTGACAACAATTTATACTTCATTGAGTAGTTCTCATCCGTGATTGCTTCAACCACCGGCATATTCTCAATTACGATACCATAATAGTCAGAACCCAACGAGTGTGCTGGATTCCAAAGTTCGTAATCAACCTCATCGTCTGCTAATGCAAACTGAGTGATTTGAAATTTATCACGACCCTGTGCCAACAACTCTCTACCCTTCTTGGTAAGGATGGCGTCTACTGTTACTGATGAATTATCTAAAAATCCCATAATGTTTCCTCATTTATGTATATAAATATGGTTTTATTTCTTTTTAATGTTTTTATGTTGATACAACTACTCTAACTTCTAAATCAAATGGATTATATCCATATGTAAATGTTTTATCATATGCGTTAACAGGATTTTCTTGAGTATAAAGAATTGTACCCGTTGACTTTTGTATTAAGTAAACTCGATGGATTATCAAAGTACTTTGGCCAACATATGAACCCCCTTGTACAAAACTTACATTTCTAACTTGGATTGTGTTTGATGGTAACATACTTCCCTTTGTGGTTGATATACCATTAACAATCATATCAAATGATGCGCCTGCAACTCTTGTTAGTTTTTTCCAATCAAGTCCGTCCCAATCTGGGTCTAATAAATATACATGCGTTCCACCATAAATACTATATGGTTGTGAAAGTAACCTTGAAATAATCAATGGTTCGTTCTGAGGCGCTGGTCTTAACACAATACCAGTTGATGTCTTAGGTTTAAACGAAAGTGGATTTAACACCTTAAACTCAGTTGCTTTTGTAATTACCGAAGTATTCTTGCGTTTTTTGTTTTTAAGATTCACGGATTGTAATACATCATCTGGTGTCTTTTTAACATTGCCAGATGAAGAAGTACCCCCAGAGGTTCCAATTTGTGTACCTGAGTCCGAAATTGTTTGTGTAGAGTAGACCAATACATTTGGGTCAACCGTTGTTATTTCAACAACAGGCCCACCATCCGGTGTGTCGGTTGAGTCAGTTGTAAGTGAATCACTTGATATTCTACATCCGTTATAATATAAATTTTCAAGAGCCAATGGTAGTCTATCGTCCTGACCTTCCCACCATTCCATTGATGATGAACTTGGAAGTTTTAAACTTGCAGATATGGACGATGTATAGAAGTATTTTGGAACTTTATAAATTTTAGAACTTCTATGATTTAAAACCGTAGACCCAGTTGGTGAATACTGCCAATATCCATTTGGTACATTTATATATGTTGAAGAAGACACACAAGTAGGATTTGGATTATTTGTATATATAACCTTCTCCTGATAGGTCGATGATGTGTACTCATATTCAGCGGATACTGCTGATGAACCACTTGTATTGGGTGCGTATGATGATGTATCAATTCTAATAATTCTATCGGTAATTCTATCGGTAATTTGATATGTTTTATCACCACTACCATCATTAAAAGAAATGTTTCCAAACTGGTCAACATCTGGGTGCCAATTTGGTTCGCCTGTTTTAAGTAGAATGTATTCACTACTCTCATTATAGGATGCGACACTCGAAGATTCGAAATCAAGTCTAAGCTGAAGGTCAAGGTCGCCTAATACTGCGGGGTCTATACCATTGTTTATTGTAAGTGGATTTCCACTTAAATCTATACTAAATGCCCCACCTGCGTATGTAAGGGTCCCCGAACCCGTTGAACTACCTGCAAATATATTTGTATTAGCACCAGGGAAAGTTGCGTCATTTAGTTTACAAATAATATTAACAGGTCTAGCGTCATAATATGGGTTAGTAAGTGTATGTGGTGGTGATTCATACCCCCATGTACTTATATTAAAGTTAAGAGTAGAATCTCCATCGCTGATTATACCCGAACTTGAAACCGAACTTGTGTAACTAATTGTAGTTGTTATTGATGAAGTTACTGCATTTCCATTGATATCCGCATTTGTTATAAGAGTGCTTGGTCCATCAAACGATGAACTATAATAAAATCTTGCGGTTGACCCACTACTATATGCAGCGGGTGTAAACTCAAATAATGGTTTAGTGGGATGTTGGTATGTTATATTATACACCTGACTATTATACAACATATAGTCTATACTGCCAGATGGTGGTAGTGAAGACCCAGTTGCCCCATTTGCACTTGAGGTAGTACAAGTCACACTTGAAGTTAGTGTTGGTATTAAATACTTGTATGTTGATGGTAAGTAATCATATAAATCAATTTCTGCAGGGTCGTAGTCATTTCGAGATGCGGTTAATTCATGATTAATCATAGATATTGACCCATCGTACATATGTCGTGAAATTGTTATATCACGATTTCTGCGATATTTATTTCTTTCAAAAATATGTGGTTCAATCAAGATACCCTTATGCCAATCAACACGAGCTGGTAAGAGTTGTTTGATTTGTTCAAATACGGACATATCATATCTTGATAACATATCTAAAATCAAATCAATTGCAGTACCACTTGTGTACTTTTGAAAATAATTCTTTGCTCTAAATTTAACTAATGGGTAATCATCGTTATATCTTTTATCGGGGTCACCTACCCAATCATCTGCCTCAAAGTAACCCTCAGAATTGTATATGTCAAAGTTTACCGTATCGGTTGTTGTAAAGTAGGTTCCTAATAAATTTGAATCAACTGGTGCATAATCAAACTCACTTAATTCATATGATTTGTCAGGATTCAATTGTCCCTTTAATGACGTGGACTCAATACGAATCTTATTATTCATTAAGTTAAGTGCACCCATGGATGGTACTGTTACAAACTGAGTGTCAACTTCTCCAACCAATTGGTTGGATGTTATATTTGTTAATGATGCGGATAATACTAAACCACTATCAGATTGTGTGATTCTTTGATTTGGATGTGCTGATGAAATATAACTTGATGTAGTAGCCACCTGACTATCAGGGAATATTCTAAACATCAATTTATCAAATGATGTATCAATATCCAAATCAGTAGTATTATCATCGCTAAAGTATGCTTCAGTATTTCTTGCGTGTTCTGTTACAATCTCGTTTGTAATTGAGTCACGATAATATCTAACTTCTTGAATACTTGCAGTTTCATATGAGTTAACATTTGAATCTGCAGTTGGTCCAGGAACTTGTAATGTTCCTGTTGAGGTCCAAACTGAATTAAATGTAGAGTTTGGGCTAACTAATGATGCCGTTGGATTTGCGAGAAGATTCCCCCAATCATCAACCCAACCCGCTTGAATGTCAATACTACCAGAGGTTAATACAAAAACAGCATCTCTTCTTAATTTGTATGGTACATATGATGATGATATGATATTTGTACCATTTATAGCAAGTCTAATTCTTGCGGTGTCATTTACATAGTCCCAAAAATAATCAATGTTATCACCACCATCACTAAGTCTAAAAATGTGATAATTTTGTTTTGGCATTTTACCAATTATCTCAATCGAGTTTGGTCTATCCGAATTGATGTCATCCCACGGTGTTGTCAAATATTTTGAAGGTGATAGTTCTAACTTGTTTATAAATCGTTCGTGTTCATATACATTTTTACGAGTTGATATTGTAGGACCACCCCACTCACGAATCTTTAAAAATGCCTGTGGAATACCATATGCGGATAGGATTGCTTTGATTGACCTAGCACTTCCTTTTGTTTTATATAACATAGGAAGGTTGTTTAGAATCCGTCTCCAAATCTCCTCGGTGATTTGTTGTCTTGCTTTTGATTCTAAATTTCCTGATTGGTATTGTGTTCCATCTGATTCTACACCAAGTGCATATTTCCACAATGAAACATCTGAATATCCGTTTGATAATTTCCATCCGAAAGACTCAGCAACTGATTTTAAAATCTCATCTGCCATACCATCTTTAGGGTGTTCTTCTCTACGATTGATATCCGTTAATGATTTAATGTAGGTCCATTGAATATCAAAGTGTTGACCAATCATATCTACAAATGTGATATATTCTGAATTTCGTTCGTCTTCTTGTAGATGAATCGGAATCATATTTCTCAAACGAGCATCATTAAATTCATCGTATAAAGATGCAGATGAATAAACACCACTATACCACACTTCGCCTTGAGATGATGTGGATGGGTGTAAAACATGAGGGAATGTAGATGCCTTTGGATATGGTTCAATTATATTAGCAGATGAAGACCAATGTGTATAATTGTTACTAATTGATGAATAGTATAGGTAATGTTCGAAATCATCAAACCCACCAATTAATCGGTCTCTACGAACAACTGATTGTGATATATTTGTAATTGCCTCAGAACCACTTACACTTTGTAGTGTGTTTATTCTATTGTTATAAGTTTCGATTTGTTGTACTTTGTAAAAAAAGTTATCAACTCGTTCCGTTGCTGATGAAAAGTGTATAAAGTTTGTAAAGTCTGAATAATCGATGTTTAACTTAACATTTCCAAGAGACCCACTAAAATAGTGGTCTATTAGTTGTTGAGATGTGGTTGCGTTTACATCCAGTAAAGTATCCCAAGTTTTCCATCCAGTTCCCTCAGCCCCCTTTAGGTCGGACATATCTAATGAAAAGTCTGGTTGGGAAAAGTCCTCTCTATTTTGTTCGGTTACAAGTGGGAATGCTACAATTTTTTCAATATAAGAATCATACACCTGACCATCCACATCTAAGGTATCATTGACTTCAATACTATTTGCAAGTGGTCTATCTAATTTTACGATAAACTCATCAAGAGATGATGGGCCCCATGCATATTTTTCGTATTCTAAACTCAATATGGTATTTGGAGTAATTGGATTAGAAACTACAATGTTCCCATACGGGTCAAATGTAACTTCAGGAGGTAAGGGTAAACCACCAGTACCAAATATATTTGTACCCTGTTGCCAGATTACATCTCCATCCGAATTTTGATTTATTTTTAATAAAAACTTTCTTGCTCGGCCGGTTGGTGTACCATAGTTTAATCCGGATGGTAGGGTTTCACCTATTGCGGGTGTATATACTTCTATAAAAGTTCTCCAGGTACCAAGTTGTTGAACTCCCGTATCAATTGGAACATATGTTGTCGAAAGTACTGCAGTACCATATGAGAAAAACCCACGGGGATATTGTAAAGTTTGATTTATGATGCCAGTCGATGGTCCACCAAATCTATAATTAATAACATTATATATCTCATTATTTTTAAAATTCAATATCACATTTGGTAAAATTCCGGTTTGCGAAAATGAATTCAAGATACTATCATTTGAAAGAATTGTATTTAAATCCTCAAATGCATTTGGTAAATTCCTCGTTGCTCCCTTAGGTAATTCTTCTGGGGCGATTAGTTTTTTTACCAATTTAACCTCAGTTCGGTCACTACTTATTTGAATAATCTTACAATCTTTTACAAACTTATTTAAAAAGTTATAATTTATTGAATAGACTCCCTGTGTGATTCCGAGGTCTCTAATATCTTTTTCAGGCGTTACTTTTAAAACAGGATAAGTACCATTGTCATTGTATTTTATAGGGGAAGCATATGAGGATTGAATTAAGACTTCGGAAGAATACACATGAACTTCTTGACTGGTATCAACTTTTATACCACCAATGAGTTCACCCGTAACATCTCCCATCCGTAATTCAGTTTCTTGTTTTATTACGGACGATACATCGTCAGGAGAAATAGATTGACCATATGTCGGAGTATTTCCCTTAACTTGTTCTTTATTATAATATCTGTCTAATGACATATCTTATTCCTTATACTGCTTCTACTTGGCCGGTTCCTACATCAAAGGTATAATTACCCGTAGATGCGGGTGAACTCGTAGATGCGGGTGTTGATGTTGGTGATGTTATATCAAATCCGGAGGCCACTTCGCTTAAATTTGCTATGTAACTAAATTCAATATTAGGCGTGAGTGGTACATACAATTGTTCGGTATTCGTTATTTCAACGCTTAGATTGGCATCTTCTAAATCCTGCCTTTGTGTAATAGATTTAATTTCGGCATCAACATTATCAAAAAATGAAGACTTACTATACTTTGTTAGTGGTTGTCTATTAGTATCTGATAATAATATAGGGGAATATGTGGCGGTATTTTCTACACCATACGAAATGATTTGCCCCCTACCATTTCTCTTAACATCAATTTTTGCGTTAATATCTGCCATTATCTAACCACCTTAAAGTAGAAGTTATCATCAAAGTATTTAGTTGTTCCGTTTTGGTCAACTCTAAATATAAATTTATAGAATCTTTCAGGTTGTAAACCATTAAACCAGAAGTTAAAATAGTTACCTTCAGAATCACAACTTACCTTAGTATAATTAGTATCGAACGGAATAATTACTTGTTCCGTTTCAGCGTCAACTACCGAATAATACGAGGTAGTTGGGAGATATTTTACTAATGTATAGTTTGATGAGGTTGTAAATGTTCTTGCTGGGAATCTTTCTCTTGCATAAACTCTAATCTTACCTTTAGAAGTTTCTTTATATTCAGTCGATAGATTCTTAACATACACAATCATATCATCAGTATTAAGTGCCTCTAATGACCCCGTTACGAATGATGAATCATCCCAACGAGTTTCAAGAACTGGTGGATAAATTGTATGGGTATCCGATGAGAAGAATTTGATTGACCCAAACTTAGTGGTGGATTCTTCGTCTGTTTTTGATTTCTTTACAATAAATCCATTATTGGTTCGTGTACCATTTAACCACTCATTTACATACTCAGTAACCTCAACATTTAGATTATCAGTATATTTTGTAAATGATTGTTTATAGTGTTTACCGTTTGTGAATGACGATGTAAACCAAGTACCACCACCCTGATTTTTCTTCCAATGAGCATCATAATATAAGTCATTATATACGGCACTGGTATTATCGTGGTCTGATGAATCAAGTCTCACATTATCTAATGATGCGGAATATTGACCACTACCACTTCCGAAGAAAGCCCAACGGAACATATACTCACCATCTTGTCTTGCTTGGAATTTTACGGATGGTGAACTACTTGCGCTTATATATTTTGAATATCCTGTAATATCATTTTCATCAACAAGTTTACCATCAGGTGCCATGATTGTAAATTCAATAGAACCTGTGTTTTCACCATTAATTTCTGGAAAAGTTCCATAGTCTAAATCAAAACTTGCGGTGTAGTTTGCGTCCGACTGAAGCGTATATAATCGATTTAAGGTTGCTCCACCATAGTTTGATGATGTTAGATATAATTTATAATCACGGATACTGGCTGACCCACTTATTCCATCGATATTTTCAATTCCCTCATTTATAATATATGTTGTAGGTAATGTTGATAGATTTGATGAAAACTGGTCAAATATAAGTGTTGATGATGGAACCCGTGTATATAGGTAGAAGTTATCAATAGAACCCTGCGAACCATCACTTCCATTATTATCAAAGAATGTAAATTGTAATTTATAAACACCACTTACACTTGCAGTAAATGACATATTGTAAGTCGTAGTGCTTGCCAATGATTGTTGGAATCCACTAATTGTATCATCTAATTCATATCCTGTTGGGTCTATTACATTAAACTCAACACCTGACAATGTACCTCGGTTAAAGTCAAAGTCTATGTTGTATACTGAGCCAGACTCAAGTGATGCTGATAGATTTGCAGTACCACCACTATAATCCGAAGATGACATTGCCATCTTTGCACCTGATACAATTAATAGTGGTCGATTACCTCTAACACCTTTGATTTCGTCAACGAGTTCAAAATCACCAATTGATGCCGCAAAGTTATAATATGCCTGTAATGATGCTATTAAATCGGGGTTGGTTGGTTTACCTACCGTAGAATTGGTAACATCCCAAGTTTGATTTGTATTTTTATTTACCCATGTAACATTCGACTGATTATGTGGTGTGTCAGGTTCCGAACCTATACCCTCCTCCCATGACTCTTTTACAGGAAATACATATAAATCATAATCGGATTGGATTGACGCATTTTCAACATTTTCCAATCTAAGTCTGTATTGTGGTAATGTTATGTCACCACTCACAATTGAAGATGAAATTGAGGTAATATCAAATTCTATCAATGCTCTACTATTACCTAACAATGAAGTATTGTCGGTGTCGTATAATTTTACTATTTCAAGAACCTCATCCTTACCTGTATTTTGGTCTTTCCGAGAAGAATCCTCGTAGATAGTAGCGTCTTTATTTGGATATATTCTATAAATCATATTTTACCTCTTAAAATAACGATACCACTTTACCACGAATATCAGTATCTAAATATTTCACTTCAAAACAGGTTGGGTCTTTGGGTGGGTATATAATACCATTACGAGTTGCGTTTTTAATATCGTATTTGTTTGATGAATAGTTACCATCAAATTTATTTACAATTTGCAAACCACCATTACCATCCTTGTCAGGCCTTACAACAGTTTGTACACCATCTATCTTGTCTAATAATACATAAATATCAGATAGTATAATTGGTTTGTTAATTCCCATCATCTCAATTCTAAAATACTTTTTAAGAGCATCGATACATTTTAGAAGCACTTCGTTTGAATTGTAATTTGGAAGAACAACGATTTCAAAATCAACTCCAACATTTACTATATATGCGTTTTTAATATTTACGGCATCGGTCAAGATACGATAGTAAGATAAATAGTTTTGTAAATTTTGTTTAGTCGCTGGATTTAGATTTTTTAAATTTTTGTTTTCATCGTATCCAAGAACATAGAAATTAATGGCCAATGGATTTGGAATTGGGTCTGGCCCATCGTCCAACAAAGTATTGATTTGAAAATCAGGAGCCGCGTATGCTTTTGCCACCGACCCAAATTGTGGTGGTAGTGCGTATGCTCTTAATAGATAGTCCTCTTTGGTTACTGCTCTATTTTGTGCTCTAAAATATCCGAGTGCGTTATTACGAACTTCTTCAATTTCCTCTTCATATTTACCACCACCAGCAGCTACTTCGTTTGTTACCGCAATGGATGATTGTACAATATTAAATACATCGGTCACTAAGTTTGTAGAAGGTGTCTCTATCACCCGTTCCACTATGTTTGTTAAATCCTGTGATTGTACATTATCAACAACACCATTACCAATACGATAAGTTACAGTCAATGTGGTATTAGATGGCGCAACACCATATGTCTTTGTATACATAAAGTTAGATGGGTCAATACCTTGGTCAAGATTTCCACTTGCACCATATAATGCAGAACCCACATTATCAGGATTAGGTAAAATTTCTTCATCTGAATTTTGAGATACACCTGACCCGAATTGTATATCAATTGCACCATCATCGGTAATACGAGTTATAAATCGTTTTGGTACTTTTTTTAATTTAAGTAACGATGGTGTTTCATTTGCATATGCAGACATTGCAATTGAGTAATCCGTTGTATTAGGTAATTCTTCAAATACAGTATCCTGTGCAAGGTAATCTACCTTTGTCCACTCGTCACCATCATCATCCATAATTTTTATTACATCAATCAAACCATCTTCATCTTCAAGTCGTATCTTATCATATGGTTTTGGTGAACCGAATGTAAATGTTTTTGTCTTCTCGGTTCCACTAACTGCTTTTACATATTTTTTTAACAAATAGTAAACTGGTTCGTTTGTTGTTTCATCAATTTGATAAACTGATACTTCGGTTGAGTCAAATGATGATGAGAATCCAAATCTAACTTTATTAATGGTTGAGAACTCAACATCACCATTTGATGTAGAACCAACTTTCATATTTTCTGCAATTGTTAATGCGTAGTCCCAGTTTGGTTTTACATTGTCACCACTACCCATAGAAGGTATAATTTGATAAACAGTTAAATTTGTAGTGGCTGGAACAAGTAACTTTGGTTTATATCCCAACGATTGTGCGATAGTAAAAATGTTTTTCTTTTCCTGTGCGCCTTCTAATATAGATTCTCTTAATTGAACATCTGTGTAATAAGAGAGAACATCACCAACATACGAAGCCATTTCCATAAACATCATACCAGGAGATGATTCGTTAAAATCATTGTAGGTTTGTGGGAAATAGTTTTTTGTAAAATCAATTAGGTTTTTACGAATATCCGCAAAATCCTTACCAATTAAGTTTACTTCTTTTTTTATTTTATCTGCCATCTTTTATCCTCAGACAATAGAAACATTACCTTGGTCGGTAACGAGTATTGTTATTTGTGTATTTGCGCCTGTATTTGTAACTTTGACCGATAATGATATATCAAGTCTATTTAAGTCTTCGTTTGGTGTTACTATTAATTCAGATATAATAATATATGGCAACCAGTATTTTATATCATCCCTTAGTGACGACTCTAATGATGTTTGTGTATCGGTTTCTAATTGTTCAAATAATATGGAATATATATCCGTACCAAAGTTTGGTTGAAATGGCCGTTCACCCTTACGAGTTAATAACAAATTTTTTAAATTAGAAATTGCCTGCTCTTCCGTAGTATAGGATGATTTGAATATAGGAGTTCCACCCAATGGTAACATTACTCCAATTGCGGTATTTGGCTTTAAATCTAAAGGGTCTACTCTATATTCTTTTCTGATAGCCATTATCTACCCTTCTTCTTATCAATAGCTTTCATCAACGCCGAATAATCTCGTGTAACTGCATTTACAACTGCCTGACCTGCTTCGGTTTGTTGAAGTTGTTGTGCTGATACTTGTCCACCTTCAGCAGTTTGGAATACCGATTGTTGTGTGTTTAATCCACCACCCCAACCTTGTGCTTGTGATGCGTTAAATACACCACCAGGTCCGTTGATACTTTTCCACTCACCACCTTGTGCGGTTTCATTCAACAACTCATTTAGTGTTGAATTGTTAGTGAACGACTTTTTAGTTTCTTGTTTTGTCTCAAAGATGTGGTCTACATCAAGCGGGTCTTTCTCAACAACTTTTGGTTGTGATTGTTTTACTTCTTTAAGGATAGATTCACGAATGACTTTTTCTCGTTTGGTCACTTCCTTCTTCACTTCTTCCTTAACGATAAGTTGAATTGCTTTAATTAGTTTCTTTGTATCCATAGTAATAAATATATTTTATCTATAATTATCAGTTTATTTAATAATTAAATCCAGAATCCCACAGCACCACCTGTATAAGTTACTGTTCCTGTTTTAAACCAAAAATGTAATGCCGTTCCAAAGCTTTGCGCAAATACATCTTTAGATTGGGGTACTGCGAATATTGGTGTTACTATTGAGGTTGCTGGTACGGGTGGTGGGATTGATGCAAGGATAGTACCACTACCCTTTGCTACCATAATCCCAGCTAATGCCGACTTATATACATCTAATGCCGTACCAAGCGTTGGTGGTAGTGGTACAAGAAAATTGGATTTGTTAAGTGCTTCGATAAAAACACTATCAGCTGCCGTTTTTAATCCACCCGCCACAGGAGGTACTAATGTATTTGTATATATTGTAATTGCCTTTCCAATAGTATCACCAACACCATCGGAGTTTTCTGACATATTCTTTAGTGTTTGAACTAAAAGTGATTGTAGTAAAGGCATTTTTACCCAACTCCATTTTTAATTTTAGCTAAAATTTGGGCAACCTGTGGATGTGGTCCAGTTGGTCCCACTGCAGTTGGGAAAGTTCCTTGTGCTAAAGTTTCAATTGCAGATATTAATAAATCTATTGTAGTTTTATTTTTTGCGGTACTAAAACTTATATCTTTTTTTGAACTAAGAATGACATTATCATCTTTTGCATTTAATACAATTCTATCTGAATTAAGTATTATTTGCGGACTCTTATATGACATTGGTGGTAAAATACCTGTTGCTGCGTTTGATGCTAATGTTATCTTAACAGTTTGTTTATCAGTTAACCATATGGATGATGAATCTTTATCAATATCTTCTATAACATATTTGTTATAACCACGAGAGTCACCTGCACCATTCCTGATAATTGTGATTGGTGATTCGTCAGTTTGTGATTCCCAAGTTGGTTTTTGATTTGACTTAGCTTGCTTTGGTGTATAACCTAATCTAATAGATTGACCAAACCTTCCTTCAAAAATAACATCACCGGCAAATGGTTGTAATTGTGATAAATCAGTAACCTCTTTAAATTCTTTATTTTTCTTATCACCTGCAGCTGGGTTTGTAGATACCGATATACCGGCCCCTGCGGACGCATAATCACCACCTACTCCACTTGCTTCAAGCTGACCTGCATTCTCTAATATATTGTTATTTATATTTTTTTGTAATGCAAGTGGGGTGGTATAATAAAATGTAGTTCTACCAAATCCAATTCCAGAATTAAAATCAGATGGTCCCTTTTGTACCCCCACATATTCACCAACAACAGGAATATATTTTTCATGTATATTTAGTGGTGTTGCAAGAATGATTTGACTTGAAGAACCTTGTTTTAATAATGCCTGTATCGTGTATGGTCCATTATCAATTCCTTCAATTTTAGGTTCGTCTTCGTTTAAGTATACTTCAAGAACTTGTGCGAATTTCATTCATCATCTCCATCTTCTTTAGGTAAGTCTTTTTCAACTTCATCAATTGCATCCATTAATTGTCTTTTTTCTTCCTCAGAAAGAACAAATCCACCTGATTCAGCGGTTGTATTATCTTTCATCATTCGTTGAACGATTGCTGCAAGTTTAATTAGTGCATCGTCATTTCGTACAGAGATGTCGAGATATTCTTTAATCAAAGGCACAACAACTGCGGCCTGGTCAAGTGTTTTGACCATAGGTTCAAGTTGTGCAATTAACAACTTTATTTGTCGGTCTTTCTTTTTCTGATTCGAATAGATGTCTGACATCAAATCAGCAAACGACTTACCTTTAAAAACTTCATCGTCTTTAGTCATTGAATTCCTCCAATCGGTGTGTAATGCTCAATATGTCACCTTTCATATAGTCACTATATAGTTCAGCGTATATTAATTTTAATTTACCTACTACACGGGTTATATATTGGGTTTGAACATTAGTCCGCTCTCTAATAAGTATGTAGAGTGCCTTTTTGTTATATGAATATAAATTGTCTCGTGTTCTAAATAATTCGGCTAATGAATCGGCGATTTGTCGGTCCCTTTCCTTTTGAAACAAATTAAATACATTGTAGTCAATATATCTTACAAAATAGTCCATAAAGTCAGATAACATTTCTTTGTTTTGTTTATCATATACTTCATTTACTATGTTTCTACTATTGTCAATTGAGTCTACCTCATCACGAGATTTCATACGAGCATAATTTGCATTGTTCTCGTTAAATAGATAGTTTCTGGCAATTACCGTAAAATAAGAAAACGCTCTACCATTCTCACCTTTAAATTTATGAATTTTTTCATTTAAGAATGCAACGACATTCATCTTTACATCCTCATATGGTACATCAAAGTAATAAGTCTTGTAGGTATGAATTACATTCTCTGCGAGTTTGTCAAATGGATAATGAATAAAACGATTGTAAATTTTATTTTTCAATCGCTGGTCATCACACCGATTATATGCATTAATGGCAATTTCGGTTATAGATGTAAAATACCTTTTACTTCTCTTCTTGCGTGTCCGTGCCATAATATTCTTCTAATTGTGAAATGATGTCGTATATGTTTTTAAAAATGTATCCTGTTTCATCGTCTGCTTCAAAGGAACCAATTCGGTCAATTTCTTTCATTTGTTTCATTGATAAATCAACTCGTTCTGCGGTTAGTGCGATGACCACCTCTTGTTCCTCAACAACATCTTCAAGAGCTTCGTTCTTACGAAGTAAATTATATGTTGTGTATCCTAATACTAAGGTTGAAACTGATAATATGATTATAAATAATAACTCCATGATTAATCCTCCACGATATCTTTAAATGCGTCAAACACACCACCCGTATTAAACTTTGATTCGGTTGTTGCAAAAGTTTCCGTTAATTTCCCTTTGGTCGATGGTCGACCATTTGGGTTTCGAGTTGACTTAACAGGATTTAGTTGAGTAGACCATCTTTCAAACTCATATCGAGATGCGTTGATATCAGCTTGGTGCATAATATGTGGTAATGGTGTCTTTAGAGTTTGGTCCTTATCATATTTAATATAATACTCTTTATTATTTTCATCATAAAGACCATCGGTTAATTTAATACCAATCCACTCTTCCTCAGTACATTTTATTCCAAAGTAGTTTAAGTTATAAAAAGTTCTATCATTCAAATTCATCCAATGAATTTTTGGATTGTACTTATAAATCTTACCTTGATTTTTAACATGCCACTCCGAGTCATTTTTAATATATAAATCTTGAGTTGGTGTTCCTAATTTACCAAGGTCATGATGAAGGGCTGTAAATATTACGGACTCTTTTGTTAAGTCACCCATGTTTAAACCCCACTCTTGATTAAGTTCAAACAACTTAACTGCGTTTCGAGTTACACGGAGAACATGGTCGATGTATCCACCAGGAAATGCATTATGAAAATGTTCAGTTGAAGATGCGGGTGTGTATAACATCCGTTCTTCAAAATGGTCATACATTTTGTTAAGGGATTCCAATCGTTCGCCTGTAAAGGTTTGATTGATTAGTTTACGAAACTTTTCGTAGTTCTCTACGAGTTCCTCAGCGGTGAAGAAATTTTCCATTTATGTTTAATTAAATAATTTTGTCGATAATTCCCAATTCTAAAGCTTTCTCTGCGGACATAAAGTAATCTGAAGATGAAATGTTTTCCCAATATGCCTTGTCCATCTTTGAGTTGTCGGCCATTAACTGATTACACTCGTGTTCTAACTCTTCACTAAATTTGGCGTTAGATTTAACATCACTCAATTTACCTACTACAATGGTAGATAATTGGTGAACCATAATCTTGGAGTGTTTGGATGCAGCACGAAGGCCAGTTCCACAAGTCAATAATAAAGCAGCTGCCGACATTGCGGCCCCTCGAACAATAATGTTAAACTTGATACCTTGTTCTTTTTGTGAATTCATGAAATCAATAAGACCAAGTGTTTCTATAACATCTCCACCCGGCGAATTCAATAGAATGTTTATGGTAGTTACTTCACCATTTATTTTTTTAATCAATCTGACCTTAGATATAATATCAAATATAAGACCTGCTTGAATTTCATCCTGAATTAAGATTACACTGTCGGTAGTGTCAATACCATAATCGAATTCACGATAGTATTTACGATGGTTATCGTTTTCATCATTTTGTTCGTAACCCACTCTTAAATCTCCAGCACTTGTGGTACTTCCATATAATTCATCCATAAGTTTATTTTTGTTCAAATTTTTATACTATTAGTATTAATACAATCAATATATTAAACAAATATACAAAAAATAATCTAATAATCCAAACTTATTTTCCCTTTACCTTTACAGTTGATAAATAAGTGTGTTTTGGTGTTTGTCTAACTTGCTTTTCACCATAAAAGTTTCTAGCCTCTTCATCCGTTGGAACAAATGTTACTTCTTGTTTTTCTTTTTTGATTGTTTTAGGGATTGTTTCAATCTCCTTTTTTGGAGTTTCGTTTCTTTCTTCTCCCATTTGTTTTGTAGATATTGGTATTTGTTCCCCATTCGATTCATCGTTGGTATCATAATTAGAATCAACATTGACGCCAACGATGCCATTGTCAATAATACTATCAGTTCTTTCATCACTATCCTTATTTGTTAGTTTATTTAATGCGATTACCATTGAGATTGCAAGTGGGTCAAATACAAATACAATCAAAAGGGTAAACCAATTTACAATTACATTCATAGGTTTGCCTGTTATTTCGGCCATATATCTCAATGGACCTACTTCGGCTGCAACCTCATTGTTGGATTCTAAATCTAATACTTGTAAATCAAGTGAGGTAAGTGAATCCGTTAATACCTCAATCTTCCTTGCCACTTCATCACGAGATTTTACCGCCGAGTTTAGTTGATTCTCCAACGACTTTCGTTGTGATGAAGATGTTGTCGTGATAATTTGACCAGTTTCTCTATCACGATACTGAACTTGGTTGTTTGATAATCCGTTCCTTAATTCAGTAATAGACTCACTAAGTTCTTTCTTCTCTACATTGAAGTAATCCAATTGCTCTTGGAATCGTTCCTTTTTCAATTCAACTACTTGAACTTGTTTATCCATTATACCTAATTGGTCTGCAGTCTTTTGGTATGCGGATGTTAAGAATCCATATATACCGGCAGAGGTGATTATCATTAGCACACCAACTGCAAGAGTGAGATACCATTTCATCCAACCGGCTTTGTTCCAATGGTTATGTAAGTAAGATGCAATAATAAGTTTACTAAACTCAAGTGCAGCTGCCATTATAATAACTTCAGTTTTTGCTCCTGCAAATAGAGAGCTTAAACCAAATACAGAATAGTATGCGGCTGAACCTGCTAATGCAAGAGTACTGATAATCATCAGTATTACAAACCCCGTTTTTTTGTTGAAAAGTTTTTTCATATTTCTCCTAAAAAGTTAACTTTATTAACTTATAAACCTGTACTTATTAAAACAAGATTTTATCTTTAAGCTTTTAAGTAATCAAGCAACTTGTTAAGAATAAATATTAAATATCTTAATAATAACAAGTATTATCAAGCATTCCCCATACTATGCCCTAATGTGTGTATACCATAATTGGACAAATAATCCAACACGGTCAGCTCTTTCATCTTAGCTTCTACCTCAATATCGAGAGAATGACCATATGTGTTAATCTCAGAGTAAATGTAATCTGAGTGTGCTTGGGGTTTTACACCTTCTTCTTCCAATGTTCGAGATTCAGAATAATGAACCAATGGTTTGTAATCACCCCAAGTCGATATAGCCAACTCAAGTGCATCTTGTTCAGATAATCCACCAGTATTAAACTTGTGGTGGTGATAATCAAATGTAATTGGAATGCCGATGTGTTCGTGTAGGTACATAAGGTCTTTCACCGAATACATACTTGCTTTATCATCGTTCTCTACGACCAATCGAGATTGTACCGACATTGGTAGTCGTTTGAAGTTATCAATGAAACGATTCATTGCAGATAACTTATCACCATACACACCATTACAATGGATGTTGATTGGATTCTGATAACTCCGTTCCAATCCCATAAGGTCGAATATTTCACCATGAAGAGAAAGGTCATTAATTGTGTTCTTAACGACTTTCTCGTTAGGAGAAACTAAGACATTGAATGGACCGGGATGTGATGTTATTCGTTGCCCATATGATTTAGCAAGAGTTCCTGCACCTTTAAGTATATTACTAAATCTTTCATAGTCAGGCATATCGGACAAATTAAACTCACTTGCCCAAGGTACAATGTCAGATGACATACGAAATAAATTGAAACCATTCTTGTGATTCCACTTAATAATTTCAACAAGGTCTTTTACATTTTGTAGAGCGAGGTCAGATGACTTACTAATACCCTCCTTGAGGAATGTCTTTCTAATCATACTACGATTGGTAGTAATCTTATTTTTACGAAGACTCATGTTGATACAACAGTATCCTAAATTTGTCATAATTAAATCTTTATACCTAAAGATAATAAAAAAGGGGGACTTATCCAAGCCCCCCTATGTTAAGTTTATGTTAAATTTCTTCGTGAGGAATATCTTCCGTACTATTACCACTTGCATCTGGTGGTACTTGGTATATTCTTGATGTAATTTTATTCCAAGATTCTTCAAGAACCTCTCTTGTCTTACGAATCATTTCAACATCCCTACTTTCCAAATGAGGTTTAACATCATTTATCATTTGTGTAACACTTGACTTCTCCTCATCTGATAACTTATCACCCAATGTCTCAAGATTTTTTTCCAATCCATAAACATAACCATCGGTAGAGTTTATATAATCAATATCCTCTCTTCGTTTTGCATCATCCTCTCGATTCTTCTCAGCTTCATCACGCATTCTTTGAATATCATCATCAGTCAAACCTGTGCCTGATTTAATTGTAATATCCTTACTCTGACCCGTTCCGAGGTCTTTAGCCGTTACATTTAAAATACCATTTGCATCTATGTCAAGTGTAACCTCAACTTGAGGTATTCCCTTAGGTGCCATTGGTATACCATTTAAATTAAAAAATCCAAGAGTTCTATTGTCTTTAGCTAATGGTCTATCCCCTTGTAAGATATGAATATCTAATGATTGTTGATTGTCAGCCACCGTTGAAAAGTTCTGAGATTTACGAACTGGTATGGTAGTGTTTGATTCTATGATAGTTGCCATTACACCACCAATTGTTTCAATCCCCAATCCAAGTGGTGTTACATCCAATAACAAAACATCGGTAACATCACCACCAAGAATACCACCTTGAATAGCAGCTCCAAGAGCAACTACTTCATCTGGGTTCACTCCCTTACTTGGTGTCTTACCAAAATAATCTTTTACCGCGTCTTGAACAATTGGTATACGAGTAGAACCCCCAACAAGAATAACTTCATCAATCTCACTAATGTCAATACCGGCATCTTGTACGGCTTGTTTACATGGTTTGATACATCGGTCAATTAAATGAGATGTCATTCTATCAAACTCAGCACGAGATAAATTTCTATCAAAATGGATTGGACCACTTGAATTACTTGTAATGTATGGCAAATTAATTGTAGTCGTAGTTGCTGAAGAAAGTTCAATCTTAGCTTTTTCAGCGGACTCTCTAACTCGTTGTAACGCCAACTCATCATTTTTTAAGTCAATGTTTGATTGTCCTTTAATTGCATCTAAAATCCAATTTGTTAAACAATCATCAAAGTTATCACCACCAAGTTGAGTATCTCCATTGGTAGACAAAACTTCAAATACACCATCTCCTAATTCAAGGATTGAAATATCAAATGTACCACCACCTAAATCAAAAACAGCCACCTTAGAATCCGAATCTTTTTTATCCAGACCATATGCCAATGCAGCCGCAGTGGGTTCGTTTACAATACGCAAAACTTCCAATCCTGCAATCTCACCGGCCTCTTTAGTTGCCTGTCGTTGTGAATCGTTGAAATATGCCGGTACTGTTATAACGGCCTTGGTAACTTCCTCCCCAAGATATTCTTCAGCAGACCTCCTAATATTTTGAAGGACCATGGCTGAAATTTCTTGTGGGATATAATCTCTATCATTTGCTCTGATATACACTTTGTCACCATCTCCCTTAACAACATCATATGTAACATTCAAATGTTCTTTATTTAGTTCAGAGTATCTCTGACCAATAAATCGTTTTACCGAGTATAATGTACTTTTAGGATTTGTTATAGCAACTCGTTTAGCCGCAGCCCCAACTTTTATTTCACCTTTATCAAATGAAACGATTGAGGGGGTCGTTCGGTTCCCCTCTTGATTAATTATAACTTGTGGTTCACCACCTTCAACTACTGCGATACACGAGTTGGTAGTACCTAAGTCAATTCCAATAATTTTAGACATATTATTTCTTTTTAATATAAGTATGAAAATGGGTGGAATAAAACCCACCCATTAATCACACATTCATAACTACTTAACTTTTACATCAATCTTTTTTGCTTTTCTATCTTCATACTTAGGAATAGTAACGGAGAGGATACCATCCTTAGCGATTGCAGATGTTTGGTTAATGTCAAACGCATCGTGAATTTTGTATCTCTTATGGAATGACCGACTTTCCTTCTCAGCCTTAACTTGTAGCGTTCGGTCTTCAACCGTCACCTCAATATCTTTGTTGGACAAACCTGGAACTTCGAACTCCATAGTCAATACATCATCCTTTAGATACGCAGTGTGGTCTGAAATTCTTTGCGAATCCCAACCACCAGAAACCATGTCTGAAATCATGGTATGAAATGTTGAATCAAATAGTGTCATATATTACTCCTTTTAATGTTAATGTGTTATTAAAAGGACAAAAGTGATACCAATTGTGTATTATAATACACTTTGTCATGTTTAGTGACAAGTTGTCAGTTTACCGAAAATGGTTGTGAAGTTCCGATGAATTTATATACACGGGCATTATGCATTTTAGATTGTGGTATTAAAATCATTCCATCCATTTTAAGCATTTCAATAGTTCGGTCAATTAACTCGGAATCATCACATGAAATAGTTAAATGAGTATCGGTTATAGTAACATCAACCACTCGTTTGTATTCAGCATCATCTACCTCAGGAACAAACTCATATATTTGGTCAAAATCTTCATCGGTTAGATTAAAAAAATCAAACACATATTCAAGTTTATCCACATCGTTCAAACTCATAAAGAAGTTGTATTCAGCTTCATCCCAAACCCAATCACCATAATCTTCCATAGATAGGACCTCCCTATTATAATTATTTGGGAAGTTGTTTATTCAATTCGTTTAAGTACGATAATGCAGACTTTGATATCGCGGTATTATTCTCTTTGACATATTCTAAACAAATCTCCACGAAGCTTTTTTCAAAGGTATCCGACATGGTATCCGATATTCTAAAATACATACGATTCAAACGCTCAACCATTTTAGTTTTATACTCTTCGTCAATTTCAGTATCTGACCATAGATAGTAATCTTTTATCTTGGTCTTTACAATAGTATAGTAGGGGTCGACCTTACTACGAATGATTTGGTCAACCCCACTACTGATGTAGTCAGATAATTCAGTATGTTCATTTGAATCGTCTTTAAACAACCTTCTAAATAAATCCGATTCCTTTGGCATATTATATTATGATAAAATACCGAGTCTGTATCTTTTCTGAGAAGATTGGATTGCGTCATGCATAGTGTACATTATCTTTTCACACTCTGCTTTAGTAAGAGGAATCTCCACATTTCCAACAATTAAACTACCAAGAGTAGTTGCGTTTCGAATGGGGAAGTCCTCCTCTCTCAAGTCAGGATTAAATCCAAAATCAATAGATGAATAATTTGGACCGAACGCCTTTACTTGTCTTTCTTGTTCGGATGAGGTAACTGCGTCAGACATATTAACATATCCTCGCATCTTGTTTTTGTATGGTCTCATAACAATGATTTATTTGTTTACAATAAATATAGTTACAAAACTATATAACCTCAAATTGAAATTATTTTTTTCTATTTCTACGGGAAATTCTATTAAACTTTTTCTCGTCAATTTGCATATCATGTTTCATGGGATGTGTTCTATCGATATTTTGCTTCAACCTAACGGCCTCAGCGGCCCACTTCCATGCATCAATAACATTCGATTGAGGTGGAATCATGAAGTCATCACCAATATAACCACCGAAACCATCAGATATATAATATCGACCATCATTGGTTATCTGAGTTTTTGCTTTAGGAAACTTCTTTAAAACCCGTTTCTTTAATCGATTAAATATTTTCTTCGTGTCGGTCTGCATTTTTTAATGTTTTAGTAAGACCGCGAATAATATGGCAGTCAGATAGTTCTTTATTAACGGAACATGAGTCCATTGTTTTTCCATTTTCAAGATGTACTGAATATGTCCATCCCTTTTTTAATCGACTTCGTGAAGTAATGATACCCACTCGGTGAGTACCATTTACTTTCACTACCACTTGTTCGCCTCTTTCAAATATCATTGAATAACCTTAACTAATTTAGTTTCAATAACCGCCGTCACCTCAAATTCAAGACTTGACCCATCAAACTCTTCAACAACTTTTACCTCAGCATCAGTTACTGATACTGCGTCAACAAGGTATTGTTCGGTAACCTTCTTAACTCGTCCTTTGTCATCTTCATGATGAACTTTTACTTTAGCAATGTAATACGCCATAATTTAAATTTAGATTTGATTGATATAATTATTGTTTAAAATTTCTTTAAGTTCAAACTCGTCTACAAGTTTGTGTTCTCCATTGGGACCTACCCAATGGAAGTCCTCAAAAATAAGATGATACCATTTTACCATCTTTTCACCATCATGTCGTGTTCCTGCGGGAACCACAATGTATCCATAGTTACCACCCTGGTCTTGGTACATCTTTGCTGGAATTGAATGTTCTTCGTGTGTCATTTTTTATTTGATTTTATAATATTTTGAAGTGAATGTAAATACTCAATACTATTTGAAGGTCCAATTAACGCATCCGCGGATTCATATATCCGAACAACATATTCAGCACCATGGTCATATACCATTTGTTGAAGTTGATATTTTTCTGGAAGATATTTTTTATTAAACCCCATTTTAGTTATCTTGTGATTTTATATTATCAATAATTCGTTTTTGATTTAAAGCATCACCCTCTTTACCAATCTTTTTTACGGATTCAAATTCATCGTTGGTAAGAGTTCGTCCCTGATGTGCAGCTGACATGGACGCGTATCGTTTGGTATGATACTCACCCAATGGTCGAGTAAATTGTTTTAGATACTCGGCCTTAGTGTCCAAGTACTTAAAAAAGTCATCTTCAGACAACTGAGACAATTGTTCATCAGTTAATTCGTTATTAGGGTCGTAAATCATCGATACAAATATACAAAATAATTATTAAACATCCAAACCATTTCTACGCATTTTTTCAGTACAATAGTAATCATACAACTCCTCAAGGTTCATGGGGGGTTGTTCCATCATTTCGTCCCAAAGGTCAAATCCAAACTGAAGTTGAAGTTCATCACGAAGTTGTTTTAGAATACGGAACTCATCTTTATGTCCCTCATCATCCAACTTGAGAGCCCGTACATTCTTCATCTTTGCCGCTTGACGGGCCATTGAGTATGTACCTGTTTCTTTCATTGTTTGTTGGAAGATGGAGGCGTACTCTTTACGAGCCGCCTCCGCTTCCGTGAAATAATGAGAGTAATCAAAGTCCCCATTTTGAATCTTGTCAAACAAGTGAGCGCTCGGGGCCAAGCGTTTCTTTTTACCTTTAGTATACCACTTAAATGGATTATATCCCATAGTTAATTTTTATTAGTGGACCTTGTAGGACTTGAACCTACGACCAATTGATTATGAGTCAACTGCTCTGACCAACTGAGCTAAAGGTCCATGGTGAAGAATCCCCAATCCTTAGAAAGGATTAGAGATATCTTCGGTTTCAATGTTGAACAAGTCCTCATCAGAAGGGCGTTCACCCAAGAACTTTTGAATGTATTGTTTCATGTAAACTCGTTCTGATTGAGCACCACCACTTTGGTCAAACAAAGGATAGATAGTAATCTCAGCAGCCTCAGCCAAAGTAAACCCATCGTAGAGTAGAGAACCAATCTCAACTGCGGTACGAGTCGAAAGTGCGTTGGTTAACTTTGGAGTCTCTGACATTAAATCATCACGAGTCATCGAAGTAATCTCAGCAACATTATTAAGGGTGTCAATATCAACTGAAGGATACATCATCTGAAGAAGTGAAGTCTCCTCTGACTGATTCAGAGTATCCATTTCAATAACCGTGAATCGGTCAAGGATAGCTCGGTCAAGGGCTCGAGTGGCCGTGTATTCATTACCAATGTTGGCGGAAGCGATGAAGGAAACACCATCAGCAACATTGACAACAGGAGCGTCAGACGCTTCATCCAAACGGAGGTATCGTTGACCTTGGTCAAGAACTGACATCAAGATGTTGTGAGCCTCAGGGTGAGCTCGTGTCAACTCATCAAGGATGATGACTGTGTTTGGAGTTTGAATCGCTTTGACAAACGGACTGGCGTTGAAAACCGTACCTTTCTTGGATTCAAACTGAGTGTTCCCAATCAAAGTGGTTCGTGGGTCTTGAGTAGCACCCAAGTTAATGATAAAGGTTTCGTAACCCTCAAGTGAATTTGCAGCCGCTTTAGCCGCCATGGTCTTACCACAACCGGCAGGACCAGTCATCATAATGTTCTTACCACGAATGATGTTACGAACCAAGTATTTCCACTTGAGAGGATTCATGAACAACATCTTAGGTTTCAACCCTTCAGAAGTTTCGTGAATAAACTTCAAGACATCATCACCCATCTCAGGAGCGGAAACGGCGGGTGGTGTGTTTGGTTCATACATCATGGAAACAAGACCACCATTTGGAGCGGTGAAGTTACCAACTGCCTCAGGGTTTTCTTCCATTTTTTCAATCGGAACACGAGTGTGACCAATCTCACCATTTTTCAAAGTACCAACCACACGAACTTTCCAACCCCATTTAGATGGGTTGTTTGCCGCGGCTCGAGCCCGCTTGTAAAGAGAAGAACCCTTCTCATTCAATTCCTCAATAAGGAAGTTAACTCCATTGGAGTCTTGGAACATCAAAAGACCATCAACCTCGACAATCTTTCCAAAAACTGATTTTTGTGCTTTCATACGATTACTATTATTATTTCTCATTATTACTCTGTAAAGATAGTGATTTAGGTTCACAACGCCAAATTTCTAATGTTAACAAATTGTTAAATATTTACTTCGAACTTTTTATTTAAGGTCTTAGCCAGTAGGGTGACATTCTCAACATCAATGAACTCAGCATCCTTACCATACATCTCACGGAATGAATCACTTCCCCAACCATATCCATCTGAGATGAAGTAGGAAAGAATCTTGACTCCGGCTTGACGAATCTTTTTAACTTGGTCGGCTGTGTGTTTCACTGCGTATGGTCCACCGTAACTAATTTCGTTATTATCAAACCCAGGGTAACCATCGGAGAAGTTGATTAAGTAAGTATCTTCTCCATTCTTAGTTTGAGTTAGTTGTTTTAAAATAGCTTCGTAACACAATCCCTCAGGAGTAGTACCATCATAATTGATGTACTTGAAGAGTTGTTGAATCTTTGAGAACTTGTCTTTTCGAGAATCATAAGCCACCATCATAAGTGGCTGACACCCAGTTCCATGTGCGTAGTATACACCTCGATAAGAAATCACAACCTTAATGTTTTCAGTCATTGAAGCTGCTTTAGCGATGGCGACTGCGGCCGTTTGAGTTGATGACCACTTCTTACCACTCATAGAAGAACTTGCGTCAATCGAGATGTGGAGAAGAACTGGCGTTGATTTAGAAACTAATGTTTGTTCAAAGATGTTGAAGTTACCAAACCCAATCTCGTGAATCATGCGACCACTCAATTTACCACTTTTCATTCGTGGTGTAGTTAAACTTCTTTCCTCATTACGAGTCTTCAACTTCTTACCAAGTAGTGTACCCAACTGAATACCCTTTTTCACATTGGTCTCATTTCGGTCAATGCTCCATGATGAAGTACACAACATACCAACCATACCAGCGTCAATTAATCCTTTTGTTAGATTATTGATAACATAGGTTTGAACCCCTTGTGACTGATGTCTCCAATGACCTTGGTCAAAACCTTTACCTGTCACCTCACTTCGAATATCAGCTTTGTCAAGTTGTTCAATTTTATTTTTATCACCTTTGGAGATTTTTTTCTTCTTAATCTCACCCTCCATAAACTCATTTTGTTTTTCGATGGCGTTCTCCAACATTTTTCGTTGGCGGTCTGAAAGTGGTTCATACTCACCACCGGCACCATTTTGATTTGATGAAACATCACCATCACCACTTGAGTCAATTTGTTCATCAGACTCATTACCATCATTTGAATTACTTGGAGAAGATTGACCTTGACCCTCACCACCCATTGGACTACCATTGGTGGGTGTGGTTTCCATGTCACCACTCATTGGAGCGTTACCATTTTCTTCACCTTCTTGAGGATTACCCTCATCATTTGTAGATGATTCACCTTGATTAACCTCAGCGAGATTTTTTTCAACAATCATAAGAATCTGACCAGCCACATCAAGTGCATCCCACGATGTTTTAAGTCGAGAGATGTTACGAAGGTCAAGTACATTCCAAATCTCACGAAGACCCTTGACGGCGTTAAGGTCACGATTTTCATTCGTCAAGTTGATGATACGGAACATATAAGAATCCCAATCTTCATTTCGTTTCTCAGAAGACTGAAGACCTTTGTCAATCACTTTTGAGTGGAAGTATTTATCATACATAGACTGGTAGTAACCACGATAGCCAGGAGCCGTAGTGTAAATGTGGTTATCGATTCTTCGGTCTTCAACATAGTTGAGTAACGACTTGAGGTTATTAGAGATGACCATAGAAACTTGGTCAACCTCACATTGGTAACGATTAGCTAACCACTCTTTATCAATAGTGTGTGGTAGGTAACCACTTTTCATTTGAGTCAAGGTATCGAAATCAGTTAATGCGATGTGAGACCCCTCATGAAGAGCCAGACCAACTACGGGGTCAAACTCTTTGTCATCTAATTTAGCAGAGATAACCACTTGGTTACCATCGGTATAAGAATCCTCACCACGACCATCAAAGGTCACGGGGATTGACTTACCTGTCACAATGTTTACGAAGTTACCAATGCTTCGTTTGTAAGACATCAACCTCATAAGGTCGGATGACTTTCGTTCAGTTTTACTCATGTCGACTGAATCGTCTTCAAAGATTGAAGAGTCGAGCCAGAACGAAGAATAGGACATTTGGGTTTTATTAGACATATCTCTTAATGATTACAGTACTAAAGTAGTGAAAATATTTGACTTAAACAAATTTCTAATGTTAAGAAATTGTTAAATCTTTTTTGTGTTTTTCTTTACGGGAATAAGTTTTTTTGCTCTTATGCGTCTTTTCGGTAGTTTTTTTACCAATATGATGAGATGCTTCACCAACTGACCATGCGCCATTGAAGTCTAACTTATCTTGGTATTTTTTCTTCTTTCCCATATTGATACATACAAATGTAACAAAAAAAGGGGACTTATACAAGCCCCCTATGTTAAATAATTGTTAAAGTTATTAACATTAATGTTGTATGATTTTGCGTGTAGACCCATCATCATACAATAAAATCATAATTTCATCTTCCTTAATAGCATCATACTTTCGACCCATCATATCATAGATACCAATCAGTTTCGGTTGGGGGTTGTTAAACTGAATAGTATTCATTGTAGTGGAATCACAATAGATGTCGAAATCGATTCCATAAAAAGTATCCTGACTCAAACACTTATTCCACCATTGACAGTAAACTTCAAACTTACCTTCCCAAGGGAATGTGTAATCCATTCTATAACCAGAATCAATGTGTATATCGTTTCCAACATTATCGTAGACATACCAATACACTTTAATACACTTTTCATCTTGGTTAGTGAGTTTGTTGGCTTCAAAGATATGTCGTTTACAATCCTGCATTCCATACGACCATTTTGCGTTTTGGAATGTTACCTGTTGAAGATAGAACGACCAAGTGGTATCACATTTATCACACTTATCGATAGCGCGTAATCGTAACTTAAACTCACCCTTCAGATTAATCTCAAATTCTGCAATGTTACTATTGTACGCAAATGTATCAGTCAACAATTGACCTTTAGTATTACGATAAGTAAACATCCAAAAGAATTCAGTACACGAATCCCATTCCAATCCTTTAGCGTAATACTTGTAGTAATTACGATTTTGGACATTTTGTGTGACATTGACTTTAGACCAATCACACTTTGCGTTTGCGGTTGTCATCAAGGAGGCCAAAGACAACAACCCTACTATGTATTTTTTCATTTGTTTTTAATTCCATATGGTATCCATTTATACCAAGCTCGTTCGTGAACAAAATATAAAACTGATTTAGTTATTACTTCAACTCCACCAATAACCAACCCCGTATTAAGTTCACCTGTAATTAACCAACCTAAAAAGATGGTATCAAGTGTACCTATTATTCTCCAAGAAATTGTTTTTGCAATATGTCGTTTATAACTTACCATCGTTCCTCATTTGTTCACGAATCTTGGTAGCTGATATTTCAGATACCTCTTGTGGTGGGATGTGTTCAATTACTTGATACCCAACACCACGACCATAGTTAACTGAATCAATATCAGGTATAATCATTAGTTTAATCTTACCCTGTTTAATTAAGTCGTAATGAATTTTGGATAAATTCTTATACACTTGGTCTGCGGTCCATGGATTCTTAATATCGGTAGGAACATCTCTAATTGCAAGTAGTACTCGATTACCCTCATTTAGTTGTTGGTCAATCAACCATTGATGACCATCGTGCCAAGGTTGCCACCTACCTATATACAAAGAGTATTTCATTCAACGCCTCCAGTATTGATTTTTTCGTGGTGTCAATTTTAACATCAACATCATTAATCTCCATATCATCCGTAAAGAAGTTTTCACGACCTCGTGTTTCGGTGGTATGGACATAATAAAATTGTACATCTAAATCACGAAGTTCATCTCTTGTTTCCGAATAGGGTGATACCATAGACACCACTACATCGAATCCTTTGTGATTTAGAAACCTTACAATTGAATTTGCATTACGAAGATTTTGCAATCTCCCTTCCTTGGAATAATCTTTGTTATCAAAGATGTGTCTCAAATCGTCACCATCAATGTGATGAACCACACGATGATTATTTAATTCCAAGTGTTCTTTTAACGATTTTGCCAATGTGGTCTTTCCAGCACCAGGTTGGCCATATAAAAAATATATCATGTTCTTTAAAAAGGTGGTTCTAACAACCACTCTTTAATTTCTTCTTTTACCGAATCATCTTTTTGTTCCACCCAAACAAGTTGCCACTCATCTCGTAGATATCTTCTATGATGTTCCAACAACTCATCACCTCTATCAAGGTAAGTAACAATACCTTTCAGAACTGCAAAGGTCTTTTTCTTTTCGACCTGACTCCATTTAGAGTTCTCTATAAGTTGGTACATCACCAACACGATTTCAGCTGGTGATTTATTTAACCATAGTTTCTTTATGTAGTCTTTTTTATTCATTGATACTTTGAGCGAAAGACCGGGTTCGAACCGGCGACCCTGACCTTGGCAAGGTCATGCTCTACCAACTGAGCTACTTTCGCTTATAGAGCGGAGAGGTGGCTCTGCCCCACCATCTTCGTACTGGAAGTACAACGAGTTTCTCTTAACTCCTCCCCCGCATTGTTGGGTAGTAATAACCGGTAGCCCATACTTTAGGCAAGGCCTTTAGCAATTGATGTAGCGGTTTTATCCACACCTTTAATTACTACCCTTGAGCGGAAGGTTGGAACTGCCCCAACTCCTTCTATCTGGATGATAGACGACTTTCTTTTAAGTCTTCTCCCGCGTATTGGTTACAATATACAAAATAAATTTTATATATCCAAATCGTAACCCAACATTTAAAGAACATCTGACTGCGTTGAGCCTCCAGTCGGACTTGAACCAACGACCATCTGATTACAAATCAGAAGCTCTACCAGCTGAGCTATGGAGGCGTCAGGTAGTTGATTGGGGTTCTACTACCAAAACCCATAGGCTAGACTCAGAGTCTTTCCAACCTTGACAGGGCAGATGCGGAGAGTCAGGGATTCGAACCCCGGGTACCTTTCGGTACGCTGGTTTTCAAGACCAGTGCATTCGACCACTCTGCCAACTCTCCGTAATTGTTATCCTTTTAACAATTCCTTTTGTTCCGCGTTTGTAAACTCCCGTCCACCATACTCTTCACCGAAGTTGGCACGGAGAGTCTCCAACTTATCAGTCGCATCAGTAAGTTGTGTTACTAACAAATCCATTTCTTCAGTATGTTGTGGGTGTTCACCAATTGCAACGGGTGATTCAAAGTATACGGAAATTCGTGCTCGTGCATCCATAATCTCTGCAGTATACTTGGCTTCCAACGCTTGGAATAGTCTTCTTGAAATTTTATTCATAACTTTCGTTTTTAATATTATATAAATATGTTTCTCAACATTAATAAATGTAGTAGCCCGTAGGAGAATCGAACTCCTCTCTCATCCGTGAAAGGGATGTGTCCTAACCGATAGACGAACGGGCCATCGAATGTCGGGAAGACAGGACTCGAACCTGCGACCCTCTGGTCCCAAACCAGATGCGCTACCACCTGCGCCACTTCCCGAACTGGTTGTTTTAGGACAACCATAACCTGCCTACTTTAGCTCCACCTTATTTTTCCAAGGAACAAGGAAACCTTCGGTACACGCCTGGGTTGTACACCCAGCAGGAATCGAACCTGCAACCTACGCATTAGAAGTGCGTTGCTCTATCCAATTGAGCTATGGGTGCTCGTTAATAAGTCGGA